AGTCGGTCTTACCTCTAGTGTTAGGTTTCCAAGTTATCAACTGCTGAGTAAGGGACTTAAGTCCTTCTGAATCAGTAGTAGATGGAAGTTCTATCATATTATTCTTTTGGAACTTTTCTTCTCGCATGGTTCCAAATAAGGTAGACATAGATGCTACACCAAATGCTGCGTCCCACTTATTTTTGTTAGTAACATGAGATTCAAGTCTTACACCATACATACCAAGCCATTGCCGCAAGTCATCATCTAATGAGTATGCCTTCTGGTGGGCGTTGATTTCTACTCTAAATTCTTGTGGCTTGTATTTGAGTACAAGTTCTTCTATCGTACTTCTAATTTTTTGTGGATTAGGTTCACCCATGTTAATACAATCTAGAACATATATCCTAGAATCTATTCTGTTATAAGTAACTACTACGAAGGCTGCATGAGCCTTATCTCCCATCGCTGGGTCAAATCCAATAATTGTGTAACCCTCTACCGCAGTCGGATGTCCCACGCCGCCTTGGCGCAATGGACCTTTTCTGCGTTGACCGTTGGTACTACCTTGCACCAAAGCGGGTGGGAAGATGGAATCTTCTTCGACATCCTCCTGCTGATATACCAAGGCCCATGTTGATGGTGTTACCTCACTACGTCTTCTCTTTAATGCTAAGCCGTCCCATTTCGGGAAGAGTCCTTCTTCGTCAGGAACTTCAGAATCCCCATCCCATGGAAGGTCCGATTTAGGCCAGAGTGTCTTCCAGTCTTTAGGGTCTTCCGAATACTCCAGAACAGCAGGCATGCCCATATAAGTAAAAGGGCTTTTACCCCCAGACCAATGCTTGGCTTCTCTGAGTTCTTTATAGAAGTCTTGTGCTGCAATTCGTGTCCCTACGATTAGTAACTTACCGTTCTTACCCAGACGGGTAATAACTTCTTTTTGTAACCAGTTGATTTGCTTTTCCCATTCATGGGCGTTGGCTGTAGTTATACAGTCATCAAGAATGATGAGGTCAGCACGTGCTCCATAAATTTGCCCACCCATACCAAGTGCTTGGATGGTGGGGTCCTTCTCACTAGAATTTCGGGCATCGCTCCCAAGGTAAACGGTGTCAACTCGCCAAGTGTCTGAATCTTCTTTCCAACCACCTTCAGGGCCAAAAGTTGTTTGCAACTTTAACCAGCGTGGATGGGAGAGTCTCTGCTTGATAGCGTACACGAACTCACGTGCTTTGACCAGCGTTTTAGAAACCACAATAATGCGGACATTAGGATTGAGAGCGATACGGTATGTGGAGTAGTTTACGGTGACTACCGTACTCTTGGCGTGCTCAGGTGGCACGTTAACCAATAGACGGGCTGGGTCACCCTTTTCGTAAACCATACTAGGGTGTAGCCATGAAGGCTCTCTATCCTCTAGTAAGTCAATCCAATCTTTGTGGTGTGGAAATAATCTTTGATTTAAGAATATCTCAGAAAATCTTGGGAAATCTATTTCCTCTTTTGGGATACCCAACGAGGCAAGGGAAGCATCCTTTGCGGTGGCTTTAGCCTCCGTTAGGTCTGCTGCAAACTTTTTATCCCTGAGCATCCATATTCTTACAGTGTCAGGTTTTTTGCCACACATCTCCATGGCTTTATGAACAGAGTGGCCTTCGGCCACCAAGGCTAGAACTTTAGCCTTTGCTCCTGCCATAGCAATAGTTTTGGGGTTAGTACCCCCCTTTTCAAAACTCATAGTCCTGTCCCGTTTTCATTAGTTGTAACAGTTCTTAAGTACAGTCTGTAACGCAAGTCCCCCAAGGACTTGCTACTGTTAAAAACAGAAACAGTCTCTATACTGTTTAATCCGTTCAACAGCCTAAAACGAACACTTTTATTCAAAGTATTTTTTTATTAGCCCAAAAATCAGTACAAAATAGGACAAAAGGATACTGGTATAGGGGATATACTTTGTACGGGAAAATCTTTTGTGCTGATACTATACTGTCTAACAGACGCTATTAAACAGTCTGGGGTCATAAATGACCCACTAACTGTTTAACAGACTGCTCTGTCGTCCTGTACAGATGGACTCCTGGCAGATTACTGCCTTCGGCGCCTTTAAAAAGATTCTGGGCGCCTCAGGATAAAAGAAAAATCTCAAGCACTACCAACTGAGTTGTGCTTGCTCTAAGCCTCATCTGCAATTCTGCACTAGAATGCCTTTGGCATTCGCAGAATCGCAATCGGCTAAGAGTATTGGTGTTCGCTCCAAGCGTTCGGTGCACAGCCCCTTCACGCAATACGCTCACCTAACACCACACACAGTCGGACGCAGGCCACGGCCTCACTGGCTATCGCCAGACATTGTTCGGCCTACGCTCCCAGCCTACCTCGCTCTGGCTCGGCTTAACGGCTGCTCGCAAGCCTGCTTAACCTTACACCGCGCCGTCAAATTGCCTAACGGCAATTGTCGCCCATGCTTGTCTGGCCTAAGCCAGACTGGGCAAAAGTGACTGCGGGATGTCGCGGTTTACCGACAGCGTGTGCTGTTGAAATATATAAGCAAAGGAGATACAGATGAATAATGAAATCATAGTTCAAAACCAACTTACCCTAATGAACGAATGTTTCCATTGTCAACAACTGAACGAACTATGCTCTGACTGCCTCGATGCCAAAGAGGCTCGAGATGCAGTCATCGCCAACCAGTTGGTTGATGATGAGATATACGACCATGCAATGGCAAAAATCCAAGATGAGCCTTCGGCTCATGACTGGATTTCCAGTGAGGTTATCACCAGAATAAACATAAAAACTGGTGATAAAACCATAAGGACTGAGTTCTTCGAACAGTCCTCATGGTTGATAGATAGAATCTTCGACCTTGACGAATCTATCCAACTAACTAAGCATGAGTGTATATGCTCAGTATGCCACTACACAATCAACAAACACGCAGTTTGTCCTAACTGCAACTAACTAACCAAGGCGGTTCCCCTACACGATGTGATAGGGGAAACCGCCCCAATCAGAACAGGAGATACAAAATGAATACATTCACATACACAGAGTCAATCCTGAAAGGTGTACGCGATTACGATTCAGTAATCAAGGGCACGGTGGTTGACCGTAAAGAGGAAATTCTACCAGATGGTAGCGTTAAATCTAAGTTCGTAGCATCTCGTCAGGTAACTATTACTGACCCAATTTTGGTAGCATTTGCTCGCCAAAATTTCAACAATACTGATGAGTACAAAGTCACTATCACTGGCTATGAGACCAGCACATTCTCTGAGAAAAATCAGAAGTGGTACGATAACAAAATCGTTACTGATATAGCACTAGTATAACCAAACAGGTGGGGTGGGGGCTTCGGCTCTCACTCCACCTTGTTTTTTTTCTAAGCCGCAGGTAACATATACGGAAAACAATGAGTCGAATAAGGAGATAGTATGTATTTAGATACAGGTACAATGATAGGTATTATGATAGCCCTGACTGCCAGCATGCTTGCATTGGGCTATTCAATCTATATAATTAGGCTGCAAGACCAGCACATTGAACGCTTAACTAGGAATAACTACAACAGAACAAGGAGAGAAGTCAATGCGTAGCCGAGAGGAACTGTTCAAGATTAAAGAAGCCTTTGCATATGCCATGATGGATATGCTAGATGTATACGATGAACTGCTAGCCACAGGTAGAGTATATGTAGCCGATGAGCCAACCGTTAATGACATCGCCAAAAATCAGGAGGAATCCAATGCTTGATGAGGATACCCCACAATGGGAGCACACCGTGTGGATTATGGCCAAAGTTAGGCGCCGAACTACACATATAAATGTAGACAATGCAGGTCATGAAGCCCTTGAAGACCCAAGCGAGTGGCATGTGTTAGAGTTTGATACAGGTATCAAGCACAGCCAAGAGATTGTAAGGGTGAGATGATTGAACAAATCTTTGCGAGTTCATACCTCACACCATCACAAACCTGGACATTCCTCATACTCTTTGGCTATATCACATGGAGAATTATTAGATGAAAAGATTATTAGCAGGGTATTTAAGTTGGCTACTGGCGTTCTTATCAACGCCATTCTTACCCAGTCCAGCAATGGCAGCAGCAGTAGCAGTTCAATTGCAGGACAACTGCACAAACACATCTTTGTGGACACCAGCAATGGCCAAGTCATACGCCAAGGCATTAATGAAATGGGAGTATCCACATTGGAACAAGTCTGAATGGCGTGCACTAGCAAAACTTTGGGGTAAAGAATCTGGATGGCGACAACATGCAGACAACCCTAAGTCAACTGCATATGGCATAGCCCAGATGTTAAAGACTAAACCTGGAACCCCAGCCCCGCAGCAGATTGCTCGGGGGCTGGTGTATATAGAGCACCGCTACGACAAACCATCCAAGGCATGGGCACATTGGCGTGCCAAAGGATGGTACTAAACTAACAACTAACAAAGGAGATACAATGGCAAGAGGAAATGGCAGGACAATTAATGTAAAGATACCTACAGAAAAGGTAATCAAAGCATTAGAAAATAGACTCTCAGTAATCAAGGCTGAGTACAAAATACAAGATGAACTTGAAATCAAATACCAAAAATCTATGGACAAATGGAGAAAAGAAGTTATAAAATTTGCCATGGATAATGTAGCAAAGGCTGAAAATCTACGCACCAACTATCGTGCTTGGACATCAACACTTAATGTTGACTTTGATTTAATTATTAAAGAGTCAGAGTTTCCTAAAGAACCTGAGCGTACATATGAAGTCATGGCTGCACATACATATAAAGATACAGTTGATGAGATTGAGAATGCACTTCGTATTCTTAAACTTACAAATGAAGAAGTGGTGTCAACATCTACTTACAATTCAATAGCCCAGTATCTATAGCAAGTCGGGCGTCTGCCAACAGGGGCAGGACGCCCTCCCAAAACAAAGGAGATAAAATGATAGACCTAGACGCAGAGTTCATGCGAGAGGATGTTAAGTTAGAAATCAATGAGTTGGATGGTAAGTATAATCCACTTGACCGTGATACAAATGTCCGTATAGTAGAGGATGTTCGTAAAGCAATTGACAACATAGCAGATGGAGTTGTTCCATCAGCCAAACATATAGCAGAGATAGCAATTGCTACCAATGAGAACCTACAAATCCGTGACTTTCTAATGGGCTTACGCCTTGAGAAAGATACAGATTATGTTGGTACTTACCTATCAGTTATTGGTAATGTTATTACTAAAGAAAAATGCATTCCAATTGCTACCGTATTTACTACATATCTATATGAAGCAAACGAGATAGAGTATGCTAAAGAATTTCTTGGTAAAGTGTTAGACAAGAATCCAGATTATTCATTAGCCAAACTACTCAAGCGTGTATATGATGCACAATGGCCAGCCTCAGAAATGAGAGAGATGGCAGTCAAACTACATGCTAGTATCCTAGAAAATATTTATGAGGTTAACAATGACTAACGACACACTCATACACGGAGCCGTCCGTAAAAGTGCATGGCACAAAGCAGGTGTAGCAGTAGAGGCTACATCAGCCAGTGAGGTAGCCAGTCAAGCAGGATTAGACTGGTCAGTATCATTGCATGACATCGAAGCAAACTATCAGATACCAGGTAACGAATCAGTTACTCGTATCCCAATTGATAGTAAGAAAGCAGTTATTAAAACAACACCAACAGGTGAGACATCAGCCATTGGTGTAGTAGGTAACCGCTATAAAGTATTTCAGAATGCTGAAATCTTTAGTACATTAGATAACTTAATTGATTCTAGTGGACTTAGATACGCAGCCGCAGGTGAGTATGATGGCGGTGCTAAAGTATGGATGCTAATGGAAACTCCAATGGAGATGACCATTGCAGATGACCCGCACTCAGCCTTCTTACTAGCCAGGACTAGCCACGATGGCAGCAGTTCAGTCATAATTAAACCAGTGATTGAGCGTTTGTTTTGTATGAATCAAATCAATAAGATATACAAGAACAATAACAAGTATACTTATAGTTTAAATCATACAAGCAATGCAATGCTATCAGTCTCAGAGATTGCCAACATCATACGATTAACTTATGATATGGCTAATGATTACACTGCATTGGCAGATACATTACTTGATAGAAAAGCAAGTCATGAACATGCCAAAAATTATTTCAAGCGTGTGTTTCCATTACCTACTAAGATAGAGGAAGCACCATATCATCTGCTATCAACAGGTGAGAAGAAACAATTTACTAATGCAATTAATGCTAGGGCTAAAGCCTTTGATATCTATGCAGCCTCACCTACACAGGAGAACATACGAAACACGGAGTTTGGTATGTGGCATGCAGTTATAGAGTGGGCTGACTACAACGCTAAGGGTAAGAACTTAGCAGTTAGCACAATGGCTGGTCGTAATGATGGTATTAAAACCAGAGCACTTGAATTGCTAGGTGTATAATGGGCGGTAATTTTGCACAAGACTTAGCACTAACAACCATACCGTTAGACCAACAGATAGCAATGCATCTGCAGGGTAATCATTACCCACCAGTACCATTGACAATGTTAGAACCTTGCTTGTATGCTATTGAAGCATGCAATGATGAGAACTACAACAGACTAATAGAACTACCTAAAGGTGTGCTCTGGCGTGGCCAGAGTTCAGCGCCTGCCCACGCCATAGTGGAAGGGCACCACCTAGATGCCTGGTTACACTGGTATCAAGACGAACAGGAGATAAGTAATGACAATGTACTATAGTGAAGTAGATGGAACTGAACCAACAATATCTTTCTCAATAAAAGATACTAGATATACCCTTACAAATGAATCACTTGTTAAATTAGTAGAAGAAAAAGAAAGCCTTAAAGCAGAACTACTAGACGCTGAACGCAAGTTCAGGAGTGCTCGGTATGACGTAAAAGAATTCTTCCAGGCTAGATATGAAACAGACCATCATGAAATAGTATGTGAGATAAACGATGTCAATGAGTTACTCAAAGACATAGGTTCTGAACAACTAACCAAGTCATGGTCAGCCACAGTAATTATCACAGCCACAGTTACAGGTATAGAAGCACCTAATGCAGAAGCAGCCCAAGAAATTCTTGATGATGCTTTTGAGGTTAACCTAACGGTTGATGGCGATGTATGGGTAGATGATGTATCGGTTGAATCAGTACACGCTGAATCATAATGTGATATACTAATCTTGAGCAGCCCTGGTTTCGGCTATCTCCTTTCTCAGGGCTGTCTCATAAAGGAGAACATGGCACAAGAAATAGATAGAGATAGGTACGGTAGGCCGCTTATAATTCCACCTAATGGTGGGAAAGCAGTGGCTTATACAAGAGCAACTACAATTGCTAACTCATTGGATGATGCCTCAGCATTAGTCGCATGGAAAATGCGAATGGCAGCCATTGGATTAACTACACGACCAGATATATTATTATCTATTAGTGCAGCACAAGAAGATAAGATGGCAGTTAACTCTTTAATTGAAGACGCTATGCAAGTAGCAGGCGCAAACAAAGCAGCCAACATAGGCACAGCAATCCATTCATTTGCAGAACGATTGGATTTAGGACAAGACTTAGGTGTGGTGCCAGATGAATGGGCACCAGATATTAAAGCCTACGAACATGCAACAAAGATTCTTAACAAGCGGTTCATTGAACAGTTCAGTGTGTTAGATAAATATAAAATTGCTGGCACACCAGACAGGCTTGTTGAGTATA